AGAAACTATTGGAAGAACTTTACGAAAATCAGTTAAATCTTAACGACCAATCTCCTGAATCTGAACAGACTGTACTGGGTGCAGCTTTGATTGAAGGGCCAGACCGGGATATTGTGGCTATGCTACACTATAAAGATTTCTACTCTGAGAAACATCAGTATATCTGGCGTTCTATCTGCTACCTGCATAACAACGGCAATCCTACGGATGTGCCAAGCGTGATTGACGTTCTCAAGCAATACAACCTTTTAGAACATTCTGGCGGTGCTTATTACCTAACTGAACTAATAGATATTCCTAGTGCTGCTACCGCCAAATACCACGCAAGGCGAGTGAAGGAATGTGCTGTGATCCGCAAGACAAAGGAGCTGGCCTATCGTTTTGTATCGCAAAATCAAACTTCTGACATATCCGAACTTCGCACTGAGATAGATACACTCATTCAAGAAATGCCCGCTAACGGTGCTATGCCTATTAAGCTATGGGATGTGCTTGATTATGTGGATGATGATTCGCCGGAACCAAAAATGATTCTTGATGAAGGAATATTTCCAGAGCGAGGAGTGTTAATCCTTGGTGGTCAACCGAAAACAGGTAAGTCTCTTGTCTCGATGAATATTGCTATGGCAATCGCTACTGGTGACAAGTGGCTTGATTTTGATGTATCACACGAAAGGAAGGTATTGATCCTTCAGGCTGAAAACTCCTACTACAATATGCGACGTAGGATAAAATGTATGGTTGACCAGCAATCCCTTACTCGCGGAATGCTCACCATATCTGATCCTGCGTCGCTAAAAATTAATGACCATAAAGACTTTTGTCTGTTGGAAGACTTGGTAGATGAACACGAATCTGAAGTGCTGATCATAGATCCACTGGTTTATTTTCATTCAGTGGATGAGAATGATAACGCTGCTATGGGGATGATAATGGAGCAGTTGAGGAACCTCGCCAACAATCATAATGTAGCAATTATAATTGTTCACCACGCCAAGAAAGCAGGAATGGTTGACTCTACTGGCGGTGCTAATCTAAGGGGAGCCAGTTCTGTATTTGGATCAGTGGATACCGCTATTATTTTGTCCAGGGATGTAAATGCGGAAACTGATGAGGTAACATATAGTCTGGACTTTGAACTCAGGAACGGGGAAAACCCGGAACGGATGTATCTATCGCTGGATCAGGAAACACTTCAGATGCACTCCACTCACGGCGCATTACCAGACCTGCCTACCTGGTTGATCAATACACTGAATAATATTCAGAGTGCAGGAATGGATCAAAAGATGGTAGTTTCTATGGCAGAGGAACAGGGCTTTAAAGCAGCAACGGTAAAAAGAAAGATCAATAAACTAATTAAAGAAGAGACAGTCAAAACCGATAATGCCAAGCGCAACAGAAGACTCTGGTATCATCCGCATTTCAATGATATTCCCTATTAGTGTATACAATTTGTCACCACTTTATATATAACAATAAAATACAATTACGCACCATACAACAAACTTGCAGTGCAATTAAACGCACTTAAAGAAGTATAGTTCCTCCTCGGTATGAACTATTATTCACTACTTGGGTACGTCGCCAATATTAATTCTTTTCATTGCTTGATTTAGTGTCTTGTGTCACCGATTTGTCACTAGTAATATCCGTGTATTTCCCGTAAAAAGAATGATGACTGGTAACATTCCGGTCCTTGCGCGTCACTGGCTGACGCTTTCCTGGTGGCGCTGACATATCAAACATTCGTAAAGACTTATCTGTTAAGGTATAAATTAATAACCACGTTGGTATTTTGTGGTAATTGAAATCAAACAGAGACACTAGCTCCTTGGTCATTGGTACAATAGTATCCTGAAACCATTTGGTCCGTACTTTTATTTCCAGATAACATAAGATATTATCATCAGCCAGGATGAGATAATCCAATGAAGCCAATGGTGGAAACGGGATGGCCTTATACTGGTGGTTAGGATAAGTTTCTTCCAGATAAGTAATATACTTATCCAGTACCGCCTGTTCCTGGGATTCCCCTACTTTAACTGATTTGCTAACGTCGGTTATGGCGACGCTATGCGTCATAGGCTTCGAGAAACTTCTTAACTGTTCCTTTGCCACCGCGATTATAGTTCTTCACCCAATACTTGCCCATCTGTTCTGGGTCTAACGCTGGTAATTTACCAGGTGATCGCCAGTATATAAGCCGTGCGTGAATGATTGCTGCCCGCATATTGGATTCAATAATCTTTTCCCACATACTCATCCAAGAACTTTTTTGTGCTTCTGTTGTAGGAACTTCCCACCATTCTTCTTGAGTAAAAGATGCTCTTGCACATTGTTCGCGCAGACCAGCCCTGAAGTGCAAGTATGATATAAGGTTGTCTATAACTGAGTGAGTTTCTAATTGAAAAAAACTTCTGGCGGGACCCGTAGGGTGTTGCCGGATATAATGGTATTTTGATTCTACCAATCCTGTGGCGTATAAAAGTTCCACCGCTATTGGAGCAGAGAACTTTTTTCCCATATCCTTTAAGGTGTCGCCTATAAGCGACCTAATCTGTATTTCGTGAATACTATCTCCCGGTACGGGATTTAAGTTCAGCGACGAAAGCATCGTCCACTGTGTTCTTGCTAGACTTTGCAGCTTTTTCAAGAGCTGAAATAGCAAGTTGTGTAAGGACTTTTTCTGTCAACATTGATCGGACACCGATCATAACAAAAGTCCTCACACCAGGAACAGCAATACCGCCTACCGCACATACTAGCGTTGCGATAATTACTTCCCAGTTATTTGTAATAAAGTCCATCACTTTCTCCTTTTGTTTAATTCGTTAAGAGAATTTTTTACTTCTTCAATCTGTTGCGTGATATATTCTAAATGAGTCTCGATCAACTCCCGGTCAGCTTTGAGTTGCAGATTTATCTCCACCGCTTCCACCCTGGTATTGATCGAGCCGTATACCACAGCGACAGAAGCGATCATTACAATGATCGTCAATATATTCCCGAATGTTATAGCCAGAGAGCCATCACCGTTTTTTAGTTTCATTTCCTACTTCTTCTTTTTCCAAGAAAACCCATTTTGTTTTAACTGGCGTGTGCAGATATAGATCAAGAGTGTGATCAGAATCCCCAAAAATATGTGTGGTTGAGTAGCTCGTATTGTTGTGAGTAACATCGAACCCACTATGGCTAGTGCTGCTGCTATTATGGGATCGTTTGTCATCTTGAACCACGGCCATTGATCCTTCCAGATATATATGCTATAGAATCAGATAAATCGTCGAGTTCTTTCATCAGGTCTTCGTGTCGACGATCCCTCTCAGATTTGTTCACTTCGTCAGAGCGATTCCAGCGGTCTAACATTTTAAGTAAGACCCCTTCTACATTATTCATTTTGGTTTCTGTTTTTGCAATGCTTTGCCGGATTGAATCCAGATCAATGGATTGTTCTTTCTGGGATTTGATTAGATTCATAATAAGTAAAATAAATAGTCCTACTATTACACCTGTGATTCCCCATTCTGCATAAGCGCTGAGAAGAGTTTTTTCAAGCATATCCCGCTTCCGCCAGCTCCTCTTTTAGTTCATAATCCATATTGTTTCCAAATTTCAGTTGGTGAAAATCAAGAGCGTGACGAGTAAGATCGTAGATGTTGTCATATACTGGAATTTTCCACATATCATCTGGAGAAATATCTACTTCCACTTTACCATTTACTTCCTCATAATGATCAGAGTGAGCCAACAGACATAATCGACAATAACTTCTCATTTGAAAATTATCCAAGCTGATGCGTCAAAATCTTTATGCAGAAACCCGTGTTCGGAAGTTTCCTTTTCTTCTTTAGGATTAAGAATGTTATCTGGTCCGTTCTCCTTCCGCCAACTACAACCCTCGTAGAAAAACATAATGACCGAGAACACAAAGAGCATCCCTATAAATCCGCCAAACATATTCCCAAATCCTTGATTCTTACTCATCTCTTCAGCAACAATGTGGTTAAAAACACTCATTTATATTCTAATCCCATAGAATATTTCACATTGCGATTCCTGGGCCAATCATTTGTATGCCATCTATTATTTGATGTCAATTCTTGAAACGAATACGCATAAAGATCAGACCAGCTTCCAGCATTATCAGGCCAAGCAATAGTGCGGGTAGAATCCATTATGTTAGCATTCTCTTGTTTTAGGTCCCACTCAATGAGAACACCATACACCCAAAGGCTATCAACAGGAACTCGATCCAATTTCGTAATATGAAATTGATAAACGCATTCCACCGTGTCTCCGATTGCGTATTGTAAAGTTGCTTGTGTCGCAATGCCAAATTTGGCTGGATTGGTAACGTATAAGGTATCAGTCTGCTGAACATAAATTGTATCCCGCAACTCCCATATAACTGGGACCTCAACAATATGTGGTTCTAGAACGTCACAGGAAGGAAAGAGAAGTGTGAACGGGATAATCCATTTAAGTAGTGGTCGCAACTTTGGATTTCTTCTCCTTCTTAGGAGGGGGCATTACCTCACCATTCTTAGGTGTGGCTTCAGCTTCAACATCTCCCAACGCCTGTTTATATCCCGCTAACTGATTTTGTTCAGCGGTTAGTTTCATAATCTGTTGCGGGATCTCCGCCAGTCGTTTATCTATCTGTTCAAGTGTTAATGCCATATTGTTTCCTGTTAATTGCTTTAGCCATCTCTAAGCCATTCAGCAAAGGTCACAGCTATGACTGCTAACCCTGCAACAGTTACCACCGCTAATAACCAGTTGATTATCATTCTGGTTTTGGGTGTGCATCTTTAACCGCTTGAATTGTTTCTTTCCACGCATCTATGCCTTCGTGAAAGATTTGGTCGAGTTGGTCTTGCCAAGAAGGATAACCTTCTGTATAACTATCAATAATGCGATTATTATTCTCGTCTTTATGACTTATTGTTTTTCCCAAAACTCGGTCTTTTTTATATGACATTATATTCTCCTACCCCCCTGCTAATCCATAACAAACCCAAGTGCCAGAAGCCCAGTTACCACTATTTGATGTCAACTGCGCTCCTGTTATAGCAGTACCTTCATTATTTCGCAATGATACAGCACCGTTACTATATGAAGTATTCCCAGAATCATCTATATAACCCGCTTCAAAAAACATCTGTTTCCAATAAGAAGTACTTGACATTCTTGGAAATGTCATTCTACACCATCCAGTTTCTGTAGCCGCATTTCCTAATCCATCAAGAACTGTAGACTGGTTCACTTTAGTAGTCCCCGAAGTAAATTGTCTATATGTGGCACTTCCTCGTGTACACTGCATTTCGTGTAAATACTGCGTATCAGATACTTCCGACCCGCTCCCAGTTTGAAACCGAAAAAGAACATCAATTCCATCACTTGCTGGTCTGAAATCCCAAGCATATATTATATATAGATTGTAAGTCCCATCAAAAATGCTTGGCATAGAAGTTGTCACACCACTTGTATTAAAGCTACCCGTTCCAACTTGTCTCAAATCTTGTCCTGTCCCCGTAACACTCAGGTTGCCCGTTACTGTTAAATTATCGTTCACAGTTGTTTCAGAAGTGGTGTGTCCGATACTAATGGCCTTGGCACTATCCTCTGTCGCTATTTTTAAGGCACCCGTTCCTGATTGTTGAATGAAAGAATTACTACCATCGTGGTAGAGTTGCATATCACTACCAGCCCCAAACTTGAACTTGTCTGAGTCGGGGACTATTAAATCACCACTTGCATCAACAGTAACGCATTTGGATACTTCGGATGTACCGAGCGTTGTGGGTGTCGCTTTTGTTACAGCAGCATCAATTACTGCCCCAGTATGTGAACTATCATAGTTTGCCATTTTTTATCTCCTAAGCATCTACTACGTTGAAATATTTACCCGTACTCGTTCTGAAATACTTGCCTGTGGAAGTGAGCAAAACACCGATAGATTGAATAATAACAGCCTTCATCTGTTTTGCACCCCTGCCAAGTCCTAATCCGAATCCTAATCTCATTAGTATAAGAACAAAATATCTCCGGCGTCCGGGGCGCTGGAGCCTGAATTGTGTCTCGCACCCATTGCGCGAATGGGGTAGATCGCCCCATCAGCAGCGTTCTTAAAAAGTACCCAGGAACCATCAACGTAAAAATCATAGGCATCACCCACACCAACATAAATAGCCCGACATTCCTTGTGGGTTGTATTGGTATTTGTAATGGATGTTGTTGTTGCTGCCGGGGTTACAGCTTTTTGTATTGAATAATCTCTCCAGATTGCCATCTTTTCTCCTAATTTTGAGTCGCACTAAGGCGTGACTACCGTGACTGCACGTTTTTTAATATGCGAAGTTTACGCACTAATGTGCGTATATGTCCAATGAGAGAGGGGGAGATTAAGGCTGTCGCGCAAGTTTCAAGTCATTGAAATGACGATTAAACCGTTTACTATGTAGTATTCGCAATCTAACTTGCTCATATTCCTGCTTTTGCACGTCATCAAGTTTTACCCATTCAGCATAATACACCTGCGCTGCTGCTTCAGGAGTCAAACCAGGGGTTGTAAGACTTACCCAAAATCGTCTATTGGGTATATCCTTAAATTTTTCTTCTCGCTTAAATCTGTCTCTCAAACGGCCCTGGGTGGGCCTATCAAATTGTCTAATATAATCATTAACGGCTGATCGGGTTGCCATACCATTAAAATGTTGCGTCACAATTTCTGTAAGCCCTCTGTTTTGTTGTAGATTAATTGCATTGGTATCTTTTCTTATTTTTTCAACTTCTCTATATACAGATGGACGAGGTGTGCGTTTCCAATATTTGCGTCCAAATGGAGCATCTGCTACTAGCATCTTCATAGTTTTATCTTGTTCATCTTCTGGTAATTCATCAAATAACATCTTATATCCTGCACCTGCTACATCAGTATAAATATTGCCATAAGTCGCATATTGCTGTAAAGAATATTGTAAACGCATTGGGCTGATAATAGGCATTTTTTCTCCTATATCTACAAAAAACGGATGTGTATCAGGCGTAAATTCTAAACCTCTATCTCCTTTAGCTAAATCAGGTCCTTTCCAAATATCTTCTTCTCTCCAAAAATCTTTATTTAACATATAGCCGAAAATCGCATCTACAGTTGGTGGTAAGGATTTAATATCTACGGGTGAAAAATCTCTTGCTGCCATACTCATCATCTCATATAATTCTTCAGGTGGTTGTTCTTTGTCAAGATACCTTGCCATTAATGATTCAAACCCAGTAGCGAACACACGTTGTCCCTGATCTTTCGGGATTCTTAGATAATAATATCGTTTATTACCCTCATCATCTATCTCATACATTGGTGTTGTAATAATCCAATTTGCAACTTTATCTCTTGTGGAAATTGAATTATAGGCTTCTTCATTAACGTGTCGATTTGCCAGATAAAGACCAGTGCTTAAAGCACCAACCTGTGATACTTTCCACGAAAATAATCCTGGGTCATTTTTAGCTGCCCTGACAATACCTCGCGTTCCTTGCGTTGCTGCATTCAAATATGGAACACCCACATCCACAGCTTTAATCATTGATCCACCTTGGCTAAAGTCCAAATAATTTCTTGCGATCCAGGTTGATTCTATATTTGATTTCCCATTTTTCAATGCACGTTCACGCAATGCAAGCCGTGTCCAAAGCTCTGCTGACTCGCCAAAATAACCCAATGCCTTACCCAATGATTCCAGTGGACCCGTAAATGCAAATGATCGTCCTTGGTGTGTCATAAAATTCATACCACCACCTTCTAAAATATAATCCGCATATCGTCCTTTACGCTTAAATGCGTCTATTGCTACCGCACCTAAATCTTTGCCTATCTCGCCAAGAAATTTGGGTGCAAAAGAACTGTATTCTTTGGTCGTTAAGAATATGTGGGCTATGTCTCTTGGTAGATTTGTTAAAGCAAATTCAGGATTATATCCAGTAGCCATAGGACGTAAAATATTGGCGCCAAGAAACCAACCAGCAATATTCGCATTCTCAGTTTGTGGGCGTCCGCCTTGAGCAATCCATTCTCTTGCCATATCATTTCGCATATAAAATTCTTTGACTTCACCACCTATGCGAACTGGCATATTTGTATATCCTGGTGGTGGTGGCTTATATGTGGGACTTCCTTGAAATATCGGTTCACCTTTGAGAACAATACCGTTATCTGGTACTTTATTCGCCACATCATATAATGCTCGATTTGCTTTATTCCTTGAAATTCTCGCATCTGTAATTGCGACTACTCGGCCTAACAATAATTGTGAATCCATTGTAGGTAAGGACTCCATACCTTCCTTTAGATTCTTAATACCACTTTCACGAAGCGATACAGTCTCACCACCAATTTTATAGGTTATTTCAGGATTGATTTTATCAAGCCATACAGTAGGTTCGTATTCATATTTTAATAACTGTTCATAAGACTGGGGAGTAATGACTTCTTCTTTCACTAATCTCCCAAGTTCTGATCGCATTATTTCAAAATAAGTTTCAGCTCGTATATCAAGTTTGTCGTGAATGTTTTTAGGCACATAATCAAGATAGCGTGCTGCGTCACCACGAATAACACCCGCACCAGGATTATACTCAGGTTTGTAACCTTCAATAGCTATAACACGTCTAGCACGAATTATTCTATCAAGCATTTTTTGTTCCGTCTTTTTTAATCCACCATATATACGATCACTATATCCTTTATATAAATGTGCTGCCCTTGCGGAAGTACCAGCCATCGTGTCTTTATATATCACAGCACGCTTACCAATATCCCCAGCATTATCAAGTAATTGTTTTTTTACATTACCCGCTACATCAACGGTCATAGTTACCATTTTCTCTTTAACTTTTTGAAATGATGTTTTTTTCATTGAAGATGCTTCGATATCAGCGAGATCCATTTGAATCTCCATTCTTTCAGCACCTGGGGTTTTTACGTCTTTTAGATTACTGGGTAATTGTGTAACTGCATCAAAATGCGCTTTTTGATTACTTGGCTTTGCTGCTTCCCTAGGGTCTTTAGGCATAATCGTAAATACTTCTATCTCTGGTAGATTGCCTTCTTTGATTTGCTCACGGGTTTTTGTAATAATTTTTGTTGCGGTATCAGGATGCCCTTCAATAAAATCAACTATTTCTTTGGCTTTTGTTTCAGCAACAAATTTTTCTAGGTTGCGGGGCATTACTTTTACACCCATTACATTGGGTGGTGGTGGTGCTTCAGTCTTAATCGCACCTCTTTGCCATAGACCTACTGGTAAAGCCAATCCAAGAACGTGAAAGAGTGGTTGATTAGCAATCTTACGCCACGCTTCTGATTTCTGTTTTCTTACTTGTCGTGTACCAAAATCAGGATTGACCGCAGTAATCCAATTAGAATACACTTCAGTATAAAAATCAGCTATTCCTTTTGCTGTCCTGGTATAATTTCCAGTAGCCACATCATCCATAATGCTGGCTGTAATATGTGGTCCTATCACCGCCAACGTAGCTAATTCTTTAGTTATATTAACTGGTGCTGTAATAGCAGTTTCTACTACACCTTTGGTTTCCACAGGAGCCAATGCTGTCATTAATGGTTCTGCTATTTCATCATAACTATATTTGTTTTGCTCCCACAGTTCTCTATGCTCTTTCCAATCAATGTCCCCTTTATACAATGATTCTTGTAATTGTTTACCTAATTCATCCTGATGTCGAAATCTTTTATAAGTTTCGCCAAAGCCTTCAAATACAGAAGCTAAAGGCTCCTGTATTTCAGGGTCAAATTGTTCTAGCTTATATTTTTTGATACTAGTTGGAAGACTTCTTGGTATAGGTAATCCGGCAGCAGGACTAACTTGTGGGGGTGGCTGATAAGTACCCGAAATAACGGAAGACGCTGGAACAGGTTGTTGGGTTACAGGCGTTGGTGGTTGCGTTACATCTGTAGCTTCAGGGCTAATTCCTGGTTTAGTTACAGTAGTTAATGGTTCTGCAACTTGTGTATCAAATACACCGGGTACTTGCAGCGGTGGAGATTTATGAAAAGGTGGGACGTTCTCTATAACATCAGGTAATGAATCAATATCAGGTTGTATTTGAGTGAAAAAGGATTCAAATGTTGCGCCTATAGACGCATTATGCTTACCTGATAATTGTCGATATAAAAGTTCTGTTATTTGTGGGTTGTCTTTTAAGGATTGTAAAAACCTATCATAGGTTGATATGCCTGGCACTTCATACTTAACCGACAAATCATATAATAATCGTAAACGCTCACTCAATGTTTTACCTGTTACTTAAAGGCCTCTTTGGTTTGCCGATCTAGATCGTCATCGCTATCAGTATCATCAACACCCATCGGTTGCTTATACATTATATCCCAAGGATCTTCCATCCGGCTTTTTAATCGCGAACTTAGATCAACCCACTCCTTAGTAATATCCTGTCCAGCTATAATATCTTCTGTTGGAATGGCAGTTTTAGCAACATATCGAAAACCCTCCGAAGTAGGAATAGTCTCAATAGAAACAAACTGCGAAGCAATTTTTTCCTTCTTCTCATTGAGTTTCTCATAACGATATTGTTTTATCTTACGCTCGTATGGTGTGTAAGTCGATAATTCCTTTGCTGTGATTGATTCACCTGTGTCGGTGACATACTGCGCTCCTCTACTACTAACAGATATTATTTCATTCGTACCAGGCTTAATATATAAAGCAGGCGCTCTCGATGTTGGTGGCCTTGGTGGTGCTGGCGTGACTGCTGATACTGTTGATGTTGGTCCAAGAAACTGAAATGGAGTACCCTTTAAGCCACCAGCTTCAGCAGAAACTTTTCCTTCAATAGCTTTAACAGAAATACGATCACCTGGTCGATGTCTTATATTATTGTATGTGAAAGGTTTGTTGCCTGTAAGTTCAAAAGTGTGATATTCTTCTTCAGGTGCTTCAACCTTCTCCGGCTTGGCAACAACCGCACCAGTCATCTGACCCTTGTATTTGTCACTCATAGTCGCTCTCATATCAGGCGTAATGGAATCGCCTCCAGTATTAAGAAAGAGTATATCTCTAGTTATTTCAGCATATAAATCTGGGGCAGATTCTTTGTTCACACTCCTTTGGAACACCGTTAAATGGCTCGCCAACTTCTCATTCTCAGTCTCTCCCACCTTTTGCTGTTGCATCGCACGGTACATACCCATCTGAATACCTTGATTGATGCCTTGGGCAAACCCTATGCCAATCGCACCAACCCCTGGTGCTTTCTGTCGTTTTTTTCTTGCTGCCCTGACAAGAGGACTTTGTGATATATCCTGCCGTGCCATTATATGCTCCTAAACTCTACATCAACTTTAGAATAGTCCACCAGGTAGTAACCTGCATCACTCATCACCGAAGCGTATGGCACTTCTTGTGCCATCACTCCCTGGTAAGTATTGTGGCTATCCCATAAATAATTGAACTGGTAAATGTTGATACCACTGGGTGATTGACCAACAGGTACGATATTCTGCTTCAATCGCCTGTCACTCACTTTAGAACCAAGCACTATTCCTGCTCCCGTACCAACGCCCTGACCAACTCCAACCAACATTTGCTGCCACCAAGGCATCTGTTCTGGCATACCTGCTATTTCAGCCATACCCAACTCTCTTCTCAGTTCCAGTTCTGATCTACCAAAATCCAGTTGCCCCATACCCAGTTCTCTTCGCAATGCCAGTTCCGCCTGTTGCATACCAACCCCGCTTTCAAACTCAGCTTCGCGCTGTGCTTGTGTTGATAAAAACTGATACATCTGCTTTTCCATTCCCTCTTCCTGCAAACCTATCTGTTCAAGGGACATATCAGTACCGATCTCAAATTGTTTAGCACCAGTTAGATGTGCGATACGTCTTTGCTCTATATTGCTGGTAATATCCAGAAGTTGCCGTGTACTGGTTTCCGCAAGACGTTCCTCGAATCCTTCAGGGACCTCTCCGCCAGTAGCAAGGATGGAATCCTCGATCCGGCGCTGAAGCTGACCACGCATCCGTGACGACATCCGCTGTGCCAGCGCCTTTTCCTCTGCGGAGCCTTCTTCTATAAGTTTTTCATATTCAGCAAAACGTGTTTCAAAATCCGCAACCCGCCCGGCACGCTCTTCCTCGGCCTGCCTGATCCGTACATTGGAAGCATACGCTTCCTCGGAAGATGCCCACAGGTTCCCGGCTGAGTCCATCCACTTGTCACCTACCTGCTCTGGTGCATTAGGATCAGTTTCTTCGGGTGTTACATCTTCAGGGGGTGTATATGCCGTAAATTCCTGCCATAAGGCTTCTCCTTGTTCAGCAGATAATTGCTTGTATGTAAAAAAAGTTTGATTCTTTTCAGTTTTTAACCATTCCTGAAAACCTGGAACATTTTCATATGGCTTCCACCAATCAGACGCACTAGGATCGCTGGGTGGTGGTGGTGGTGGCGGTGTTGGTAATGTTACATCAGAAGCCTGTCCACCTGGTACACTCCCTTTCGCATATTGGTATTTACTAAATCCTTCGTCTGGCATATCTTATCCTTTCACAGTAAATGTGTTTTTACTAAATAATTTCCCTGCCCTTATTGCTTCAGCAAACAACCATTCACCGAAATTTTTGACCGCAAAATAATGTTTACCGTTATACAGGCAGACTCCTATATCTCCATCCTGGCCTTCGCCACTGTGGAATAAACCCTGTTTTATCGTAGCAATCTTATTCTGTTTCTGATTGCGTACTTGTGCTAGATCGTTGTAACTGACTTCAGGCATTATGGTGTATGTCCCATCATTGTGTATTCCACGATCACATCGTCCAAAACAAAATCTTGTCCGGCACAGGTAAACTTCAACTCTAGCGTTTTACCTACTAGATTGATAAAGTTGCCCACATTGGTTAATGCTGCTTTCGCAGGGAACTCAGAACTAAATGTCTTGGCTGCTGATCCAGAGCCATCAAGATAACAAATGACTGTTAATGCGTCTGCTGCTTCATCGTCTGTTTTGTAAGTAACATAAATTCTACCAAATCGCTTCTTTACGTCAGGAGCGCCGAAATCAAATTGCTTGGTCTTGATCGTAGCGGTTTCTGTATTATCAGCCCCACTATCATTCATTTTCTTCACTTTTTTACCCGTATTCTCAGCATACAGGCCATTCATATCACTGCCCATTACCAGGTTCGTTTTTTGGATATTCTTGTCAAGTGTCATTTGTGACCAGCTACGATAATCAAAATTGTAAATCCAGAAATTCACATCATTACTATCAGCATCAGGAAGTACTATTAATTCATTCTTCTTCGGAGCATACGCCATTGATGGGCCATCCAGAGTCAATGCCTGCCAGGTAGCTCTTATTGGCATAGTCAATTCAATCACTTCCTGTGGCGTAACAAGTGATACCTGACGCTCATCAGCACAGACAACTCCATATCGCGTAGGCACTGCAAGATGTTTGTTTGCACATCCCACACCACGATGATGTCTTTCCGTGTACCAGTTCATCTCATTCCCGGCTGATACATTATATATATAAATATTGCGCTCTTTTAAGACATATAACCGCCCGTCTAATGATTGCAATCCAATGATTTCATCACCATCGTTCTTCCCAAAATCCTTAAAATGACGTGGATCTATTTCATCCGGCTTATATATTGGTGTATAATACACTCGACTTCTTTCCCGTACCGTCTGCTGATTCTCATCTTCTGTATCTACATTCCCGTAAAACACCCGATTGGCAATAACCGCAGAACAATTCCATCTAATAGGTGGTATTACCTGACCAGCATATCTTCCTGTAAAAGAGTGATAGGTATACCCTTTCATTCCATCATTAGGTATATACCAAGTAGCCATTTTATTAGCGTCCGCAGGACTGCCGTGAGCATATCTGGCTGCTGGGGTGGTATCATATCTAGCCCTATAATCCATAGCATTTTCCACTAAACCAATCAGAGTGGGAAACTTACTGGCAACAGCAGATACAAGAGTATCATTTGTAGACAATTCAGTAGTAATACTAGCACTATCAGTGGTATTGGCTGTTGTAGCAAAAACAACATCACCCACAGCATAATTTGCCCACTGACTGCTGGCAGTATCGTGCCACGCATCCTGATCGCCACCATTAAGAACAAAATTCTGCGGTCTTGCTGGATCTCCTAATGACCAAGAAGGGCAAGCTAACCAGCAACCCAGGTTTCTGTCTTTTGCTGCTATATCTGATGGTATTGTATCTACTGACATATTGCTCTCCTAAGATGCTGACGCAAACATAGCCGTTCCAGGTGGAGTACCTAATCTCTTGGCTCTGTAATCATCAGCCCATCCAGTATTGGCGTCCAAATGCACTATCTGATACCAGTCCACATCCCCTTTGGGATTCCAATAAATATTCATACCTGTAATTCTTTTATCAACTGTGGCTGTATTCCATATAACTTGAATACCGGGACAATATGCGCCAGAACCAGTTATATTCTCTCTGGGACGAACACCAATAGTACCATCTTCAGCTCTACCAAGTGCTGACTCTTGTATATAATCATATACATAGGTTGCCGTATAAAGATCGCCATCACTAAAAGTATCTGCACCAACATCATCAGCTAATACATCTGAACTGCTTGAATAATGGATATACAAACCAACATCAACTGTACTGTCATCTACTTCAGTATTGCGATCCCACGCACTTCTCATAGAAATAACCACTGGCGGTAAAAGTTCTGTGGATGTTCTGTGCCAGGTATTAAGCGCTACGGCGGGGCTAGGAGCTTTGAATCGCTCTGGTTCATTGTATGACATAGAAATTCCACCCAGTTTTACACCCTGTCCAAACCTATCTCTATTGATATATCCATACCATTGACTTGCATTATTGGCGTTTGCAAAGTTCCCGTCTGAAACTCTTAACACTTCATTTTGCACCACCATATCAAGATTCGGATCATTGGTTTTACTGGTCCATACTGTTTCATCAAATATCTCCGCCCAGCTCCCACTTGTACCATCATCTTCATCGTAGCGGTTTAATGTCCTGTCATTATCACCATTTTTCCGATACAGGATAAACCAGTTAGTAGAATTTTCAACAGGAGTGCCAGCCTTATCCCATTCAGTCCTGTAAGTAAACAATCCCTGACCTTTCAAATTATCATTAGTATAAACAGCAGCGTCATCTGCTGCGCCCTTGACTTTTTCAAGACGACCCAATTTCATATTATCAACTTCATCTAATTGCTGAAACTGGTTCTCCCGCATATCAAGTGGTGACGGGAATGTCACCAGTCCGCCACTGAAGTCCGCTATTGATTGTCTCTGTTTAGGTCTTGACATTAGAAATCGTTGTAATCCACGTTAAATGATTGCTCGCCAGACTTCTTATGTCCAAACTCAATGGCACGCTGTTTCAGCCTTTGCCACTGTGCCTGGAAGTATCCCGCCTGGTCAAAGTTCTTCGTCATCTCAGAAATCTTGGACGCTGCATAATAGACAAGAGCATCGTGATATTGCTTGTCCACATCAGGAGTGGTCCCATCACTCGACATTATAGCTGGCCTTGGAACATAATAGATTGTCACCCCCGTGCTTGCAGCGGGAACTGGGTAAAACCCGATCTTGGAA